ACTCTTTTTTGCTGGCACGTTCCGTGACAAAGCAAGCTTGGTGTGCCGTCTGCGTTCATGCATTTACAGGACATTTTAAAAACCTCATCGACATTTTCTCTATAACCAATCACATTTCCAGCGGTATATATTGGCAATCCATCAAAGGGATTTTTTGCTTTCATTTTCCAATTGCCCGGAAAAACAATTCTTCATTCCGTAATTGCTGCGGTTTTTCAACTCCCAATGTATCCAGCAAAATTCCCGGAACCTGTCGTGCAATGCTATTGTCATTTTGCGTTACAACTTCACGATTGATTTCTTGTTCGGTTTTCATAATGTTCTCCATTAAAAAATACGTAACACCGGGTTCCACATCTCCACCGGCTTATTATCCGGCTTATTCTTCTCAATAATCCGCTCACTCGCAAATGGCATCAGGTCATATTGTAACGCATCATGCGGGTGCGAGAATTTATTTTTAAACGGCTTGTCTTGATAGCGCTCTTCGCCAGACACGCTCATACGCTTATAAACATAACCATTAATAAATCCTTTGCGTAACATCGGACAGCCTTCACGCGATAATAAAAACGCTGGCTGGCCATCAATCATCGTATTTAAAAAATATCTCACGCATGAGATGCGCACAATAGGATCATTGGTTGTTGCAGCTTCCGTTTTAATTCCCAACGTATTAAGCTCACTGATACAGGAAAGCTCTTCCATAATCTGATCGCCGATCGCACCCGCTGGATCGCCTGTGGATATCCCAACTTTGCAATAAACAAAATCAACTAGCAATGAAGGGATCACAATATTTTTCGCAAAAGAGCGAATCCCCATATCCACTGCAACATATTCTTTTAGCACACGCACTTGTCCACGCGGCGTCACCTGCATAACAACACATGCGGGAGTAAGGCCAAAGTCCCAACCCAAATGAATCGGAGCGCCCTGTATTGCATCGATTTTCGCAACAGAATGCAAATCATCGTTATACTCAGGATAAACACGCTTGCCAGACTCCACAATACCGTATCGGCCTCGACAATAAACTTTGATAAAGCCTTCCGTGCGTTTTTCGGCAAGCTTCGGGTAATAATCAGGCGACAGATTCGCATAATTATCGCAATCAGGATTTTGTATGTAATTGCCCTCTTTGTCTTTTGAAAGCGTTCCGTCGACATGTTCAAGCAGCCCTGAAGGTTGGTGAAATATCTTGTAGTTGGGTGTTGGATTTTTTTCGAAATCATCGTTTATCCAGTGGTCCTCATCAGGCGGGTTAGTATCGCAAATGATGCCCGACCAATAGGGCTCAGGACAAAATGATTGAGAAGGATACCGATGATTAACGCGCCCAATAAGGTGATGCAAGACCGACTGTGGCACTTCAGATAATTCGTTAATGTACGCAGCTGTTGCCTCAATCGATTTAAGTTTTCTAACGTCATCGTCACTGTCCAATGCAATAAATACTAATTCTAATTCGATAATCCCATTGCCATCATTGAATGTGTGTTCGTACGTCAACAATGGTTTCTGTCTCTTGCGAATATCGCCAAGCTCACCAAACCAACTCAACCACGTCTGCAAAGTTGTGGATTGCAATTCGCCGGAAGTGTTTCGAATGATTAACCATTTGGCACGTCGTCGACCGGATTTCCACTTAGGCATTGCGCAGGCGTGTCTAACGATATGATTACAGCAGATAGTTGATTTTCCACTGCCGTAAGGCCCCATAATAAGCTTAACAAAAGTGTTATCAGAATGAAAAAGTTCGCCAGTAGGATTTGGAATATATATTTTATCTTTATCGCTTGCATAGATTTGCGTTTCCTTGCCGTTCAAGAAAATATGTTGTTGGTCGATTGCATTCCGTTGATGAATTAAATTTTTTAATCGCGCATCGCAATGCGCTAGTGATAACGTCATTTTGGATTTGCCGATTTAGAATGTTTTGGTTCACGAAGTTTTTCGTGCGTAGTGAAACGCAAGCCGCAACGCAGACATTCACGGCGTCGTTCAATGATGTTATTCGAATCGTCATGCCGCGTATAAACCACGTGTGAATCAGGATATTTGCATCCTACGCATTGCATTTATTTTCTCGCGAACATGGTTTCTGCTAAAACTTCCGCACCGTTTACCATTTTTGCAGCGTTGTTTGTGGGACGTGGAACATTTTGATTGCCGTAATAAATCGGCGCATGTGGTTGTGGGTTTTGCATGTTTGGCATATCAAACGCAGTCACGCCAACGCCGCCTACCATATTATCTTCTTTCATAGAATTTCCTTATCGTCTAACGCCGCGTAATGTTTTATGTCCTAAAACTTTATTCGCCTTTACATCAATTTTCTTTTCTTCGGATTTGCTGAGATTTCCTTTTTTCACTTGCTGTGCAGCGCGACTTTTCGCATTTGCAGCGTGAGATTTATTTTCTAACGGATACTTGCGCTCATTTGGTAAGCCAAATTCACTTTTCGGAATTTTGTTTCTCTTCGCTGTCGTCAACTTTGCCATTTACTTTCTCCATCGCATCCAATCGTTTGTTAAATTCAATAACCGCAGCATTCGGTGAAAAATGCTTCCACCAACGGCGTTCTAAAATCCATGCTTGGGCTTGCCAACGTTCGGGTTTTTCTTGTATTTCTGCGAGTCCTGCGCGCATTCTTTCACGCTCAACTTTCTTAATGGACTCCGAAAACTTTGCGAATTCGCTATCAATTCCTGCTTGTTCGTCTTTGCGACCTTGGCGTAACCAGCCATACAATGTTTCTTCGCCGATGCCATTTGCTTCAGCTGCTAATTCGTAAGGAATACAATCAGAAATATCTTTGATAATTGAAGCACACCGTTCAGGTGTGAATTTGGAAGGTCTTCCACCGGGATGTTTTGTGTCATCCATGATTTTGCAATTCCTTTGCAATAATTTTTTTCATGATACCGAAAGTGGTATCAATTCACAAGTCGATATCCTCGCGCAATACGTTTTTTGGAAAGTCGATCAAGTTCTTTTTGTAAAGCCATTCTGCAAGCGTAGCCAAAATGCCGAACGACACGAGAACGAACACCGCGTAAGTGCCCACCGCGTATAACAGTAAGGACGTAGTCATCTAAAATATCCTTGTAGACAGCGAGATAATAATATCGCCCGTTTTCGGGATTTTCATATTTCAACATGATTGGTTCGTTTCTTAGCATACCACGTCCTTTACCATCCGTGGTATTTAATGAGTTTAGACTTGCGGAGCTTGAGATTGTTCCCACTCAAGCTTTAAATTTAATTCTGCTTTAATTGGCATTTTAATTGTGAAGTGTGCGTTTCGCACATATTCACCAAACGTACTTTCAAGCTGGCTTAAAACGCCTTGGCAATCTGGATTTTGGACGATGTGTTCACGGATGACGTTCGGATCAGATGAAACCCCCAAAGCGTGTCCAATCATCTGGAGTGCTAAAGCGCTTAAAGACCCAGCGATCGGCGATCCTATCACTGTGGCAATACTGGGTGCAAATTTTTCTATGAACGGAAATGCTTCTCCTAGGACTTCTTTAAACATTGTACACCCCGCTCTTCATGGCATTCGCTAAATCCACGGCACGGCCTTTTACTTCCTTCGCCCATTCTGAATTTAACATCTCTTCAGCGGCCAATGTATAATCCCGTTGTTCAAGAGCCGCAATCATGCCCTTAAATTCTAGAAATTTTTGCCAACCAAAAAAGGACATATCGATCAGGACTATTTGCCTGTCTTCATTCAGAGAATGGAACCAATCAAACTCTGCGAGCTTGTTGTAAAAATAATTTACATCCTGCTGGTATTGGTTATTGATCCATTCAGCCGGTAAGCCGCGATCGCTGAGATTGTAGCCAATGCCGATTGTGATTCTTGGAGGGTTTGCAGTATCCAAATAAGGATGAGACTTATAGCCTTCATGCTTAATCAATGAGCGGCGCAATTTCATCGCCATGTCTGGCAATATCATTTTGCCCCCGGTGTGGATCGAATGTCGCGCAAGGTTTTCCGCAATGAGTGCATCCGTAAAAGTCCTCACTATCGCTTACCCAGTGCGCCAATATTTCTGCTTGGCAACAACGACTGAGCATTTAAAGTCCATTTAAAAAAGCCCGGCCATACTACCGGGCTAAAATTTTTTTACCAAAACGAGGAGTGGTACATGTAAATCGTAACACACCACCAGTTTAAAGTTTTTTTGCGAAATTGGAAAGTTTTTCTGCGAGAGCTTCGCCACGCTCTTCCAAAGCTTTAAGTTTGGCATCGAAGCTATTGATACATAAATGAATTAATAACATGCCGCACACCATTCCCAATAAAAATAACAGCATCAACTTAAAATAAAATAACATATTTAACTCCTTTTGTTTAAAAATAAATCAATCGCCGGAACAATCCGTTTCAAGCTTTATGCAGCGCTTGGCATAAAGGACAAATAATGCTCGAAATGCCGCTTGGCTTCTTCAAAGCTGTACGCAACTTCGGCGTAATACATTTTTTCCTTGAGATAAGCTAACCATTCCTTTTGCTCCGGGCTTACTTTTCCAGAATGGCTTTTAAACTCAATATAAAAGCCGTGGTAAGGCGCAATTGGAAGTGGCACCTCCAGGTCGGGGTAACCTTTTGAAACGCCCATACGCTTAAAATTCATGGCCTCGTAAAGATTTCTCGACCCACCCGCAGCGGAGGCATTAAATCGGAACCCCTGCTTCGCCAGCCAAACCACAAACTTGACCTGCTCCTCACGCTCTGGCTGTTGCCTTTTCTTCTTGGGCACAGCTTTGGCCACGGACGGCGCCTGAGCAAACGGCTCTTGATTTGGCACCATCGCTTTTTGGGAGACGTGCTTTTCCCCAATGAGCGCCCCAAAGGCACTTAGATAATCCGCTCTTTGTTTTTTCGATCTTTTTGACCATTGTTCCATGTAGAACGCCCTCCATGGCGTTGCAACAACAAAATGGCGGTATATACCCGCACCTTGGACAAACTTCCTTTCTAAACATTTAACGCATCCCTTATGTCTTGCTCTGTGTATTTATTTAACGATTCCAGCATTTCAACTTCATTTTTGTAATATTTTCGCGCAACTGTTTTTAATTTGCTAAATAACTTGGGCAAATCTTGTTTACACTCTGGCCAAGATTTAGTCGCGAAAAAGATTTGTTTTAATTTTACGCAAATCGGTTCGCCCAAAGTTATTTGTTTACGTATCGCTTCCATGCGAGTGTTCATATTTAATCCTATTTTAATTTACAACCCCTAATTGTTTCGCCATTTTTTCTTGATGCTCCAAAAATTCTTGCTGAACGCTTTGTTTGATAAAGTTTTCTATAGCGATTTTTATTTTTGGTAATAAATCATCGACAGATAAGCTACGCAAATGGCCGGTATCCATTAATTTGTATATTTTTTCAACCACAGGATTCCTGAAATCTTTCCGAATTAATAAATCCATCAATGTCATTGGATCGGGAATGTTATAAAA